AGGTTGGGGCGCCGTCGGCGGTGGCACGGACACAGGGGGTTTCTAAATGGCGACCGACAAGCCTGAATTGCAAGAGGTGGCCACCACGCTGGATGGCCGCGACATCACCCGGGGGTACGTCTCCCCGCTGCAGCTGCTGCAGCCCACGGACAGCGTGCTGGCCGGCCGGGGCGGCGGCGACCTGCGGCTCTACCAGGAGCTGCTGCGCGATGACCAGGTTAAGGCCACCTGGCAGCAACGCCAACTGGCGGTCACGTCCGCCGAGTGGGAGGTGATCCCCGGCGGCCAGCGCCGCCAGGACAAGGCCGCCGCCGACTTCCTGCGCGAGCAGCTGCAGGCCATCCGCTTCGACCGCGCCACCAACAGCATGCTGTACGGGATCTTCTACGGCTACGCCGTGGCCGAGTGCCTGTGGGGGCGCGACGGCCGCCACGTGACCCTGGATGCGCTCAAGGTGCGCAACCGTCGCCGCTTCCGTTTCGACGGGGCCGGCCGCCTGCGCCTGCTGACCTCCAGCGACCCCAGCGGCGAGCTGCTGCCCGATCGCAAGTTCTGGACCTTCAGCACCGGCGCGGACCACGACGACGAGCCCTACGGCCAGGGCCTGGGGCACTGGCTGTACTGGCCGGTGTTCTTCAAGCGCAACGGCCTGCGCCTGTGGCTGGTGTTCCTGGACAAGTTCGGCCAGCCCACCGCCAAGGGCACCTTTCCGCAGTCGAGCACCGAGAGCCAGAAGCAGCGCCTGCTGCAGGCCCTGCAGGCGGTGCACAGCGACTCCGGCGTGATCGTGCCGGAGGGCATGCAGATCGAGCTGATCGAGGCCGCGCGCTCCGGTACCGGCGATTACACCTCGCTGTATGACCGGATGGATCGGGCCATCGCCAAGGTGATCCTGGGCCATACCGGCTCCAGCGAGAGCGCACCCGGCCGCCTGGGTGGCGAGGACATGGCGGGCGACGTGCGCGACGACATCGTGAAGGCCGACGCCGACGTGGTGTGCGAGAGCTTCAACCAGAGCGTGGCCCGCTGGCTGACCGAGTGGAACTACCCCGGCGCCAAGGTCCCGCGCGTGTGGCGCAAGATGGAGCAGCCGGAGGATCTGAACAAGCTGGCCGAGCGCGACGAGCGCGTGGCCCGCCTGGGCTACCGCCCGACCCTGAAGTACGTGGAGGACCACTACGGCGAGGGCTGGGAAGTGGACAACCGCCCGCCGCCGCCGCCGTCGCTGGGCTTTGCCGAGCGCGACGACGCCAGCGCCAAGCGCCGGGGCGACCGCATGGCCGACCGCCTGGAGCGTGAGGCGGAGCCGGCCTGGGCCGAGATGATGGAGCCGGTGCGCCGCCTGGTGGAGAGCGCGGCGACTATGGAGGAGCTGCGCGACGGGCTGCTGGATCTGTACGAGGACATGCCCAGCGAGCAGCTGGCCAAGGTGATGCAGAAGGCCATCGCCACCGCTGAGCTGTCCGGCCGGGCCGATGTGAGCGAGGGCGAGTAATGGCCGTCGAGTACAAGGATCTGCCGTTCGAGGAGGCGATCGCCTTTTTTCGCAACAAGGTGAACCTGCCCACCACCCGCTGGACGGACGTGTGGAAGCAGGCCCACGACAGCGCCTTCATGGTGGCCGGTGCGGCCAAGGCGGATCTGCTGAACGACCTGCGGGCGGCCGTGGACGAGGCGATCAGCCAGGGCACCACCCTGGCGCAGTTCCGCGAGCGCTTCGACGAGACCGTGGAGCGCACCGGCTGGGAATACCGGGGCGGGCGCGGCTGGCGCACGCGGGTGATCTATGAGACCAACCTGCGCACCGCCTACGCCGCCGGCCGCCACGCCCAGCTGACCGACCCCGACCTGCTGCGGGTGCGCCCGTACTGGCGCTACCTGCACGGCGGCAGTGCCGACCCGCGCCCCGAACACCTGGCGTGGGACGGCCTGGTGCTGCGTGCCGACGACCCCTGGTGGAACGAGCACTACCCGCCCAACGGCTGGGGCTGCAGCTGCAAGGTGGTGGCGGTGAGCCGCGACGACCTGGAACGCCTGGGCAAGGATGGCCCGGACAATGCCCCGACCGTCCAGCGGGAGCCCTGGCAGGACCCGACCGGCGCCCGCCAGGAGGACGTGCCGGCCGGTGTGGACCCCGGCTTCAACTACCCGCCCGGGCGCAGTGTGGCCGAGCGCACCCGCCAGAGCGTGGAGCGCAAGCGCGACAAGCTGCCCGACGCCCTGGCCACGGCGATGATGGCCGAGATCCGCGCGCGGCTGCGCGAAGACCCGGAGGACCTGTAACCATGGCGGGCATCGAGCTGAAGGCGGAGATCCGCGACCAGGTGACCAGCGACGTGCTGGACCAGATCATTCGCAACATGGGCAGCCTGCGCCCGGCGTTGCTGGAGATTGGCGAGCACCTGCAGGGCTCCGTGGAGGAGCGCTTCCGCACCGAAACCGACCCCGAGGGCAACCCCTGGGAGCCGCTGTCGGAGTTCACCAAGGCCAACAAGCGCAACGACCAGATCCTGACCGAGAGCGGCGGCAGCGGCCTGCGCGGCTCCATCCACTACCAGGCGGGCAGCCACTCCCTGGAGCAGGGCACCAACAAGATCTATGGCGCCATCCACCAGCTGGGCGGTATCATTCGGGCCAAGCGTGCGCCGGCGCTGGCGATCGGCCGGGCCGGCGGGGCCTTCGCCATGGTCAAGCAGGTGGAGATTCCGGCGCGGCCGTACCTGGGTCTGTCCGACGATGACCGCCGCGCGATCGACGCCATCCTGACCCGGCACACGCTGCCCGAAACGGCCCGGTAACGGAAACGCCCTATAAGGCCCCTCAGAGCCGTTCTAAGGGCTGGGCGCAACGTAGGCCCGCCCAAAAGTTTTTAAACCGCTGTGCGAGCCGTTAAACGGGTCTTAAACAACTTGCCAGCGGCCCCGCCTGGTGATTACATGGTTCGCGCGCGTCCGCGCCACTTTTCCGGCACCCTGCCACCCCTTCCTGCCTGCTGAAGTCCTACACCTTATTGCCTCCGGCGATCCTGCTGATACTGGCCTCCACGAACACGGGAGGCCGCTATGCAGCGCATCGAAATTTTCCGGCCGGGCAAGCACACCGCGATGTCCGGCGAGACCATCGGTTTTACCGAGGCGGAGCTGCGCGCATCCGCCCAGGCTTACGACCCGGCGCTCCATGAAGCGCCCATCGTCGTGGGCCACCCCAGCCATGACCACCCCGCCTATGGCTGGGTCAAATCGCTGAACTACGGCGAGAGCCTGGAGGCCGAGCCCGACCAGGTGGAGCCGCAGTTCGCCGAGCTGGTGGAGGCCGGACGCTTCAAGAAGGTGTCCGCGAGCTTCTACCGCCCCGATTCCCCCGCCAACCCCAAGCCCGGCGTGTACTACCTGCGCCACGTGGGCTTTCTGGGTGCCCAGCCGCCAGCCATCAAGGGCCTGAAGCAGATCGAGTTCGCCGACGGTGACACCGACGTGGTGGAGCTGGAGTTCGGCGAGGTGCGCGCGGGGGTGGTGCAGCGTCTGTTCCGCAGCCTGCGCGAGCACCTGATCGGCGAGAAGGGCCGCGAGGCCGCCGACCAGGTGCTGCCCGACTGGGAGATCGAGCACCTGGAGGTGCCGGATTCGCCCGCCTACAGCGAGGCCGCCGCGCCCGCCAAACCGCAACCCAAGACCACCCAGGAGGTGACCGACGTGGACAAACAAGAACTGGAGCGCCAGCGCCAGGAAATCGAGGCGCGGGAGAGCCGCATCAAGGAGCAGGAGGCGGCGTTCGCCGAGCGCACCCGCCAACAGCAGGCCGAGGCCAGCGCCAAGATGGTCGACCAGCTGGTGACCGAGGGCCGCGTGCTGCCCAAGCACCGCGACGGCCTGGTGGCGTTCATGGCCAACCAGGACGCCGAGGGCGCGCTGGAGTTCGGCGAGGGCGACAGCAAGGTGAAGACCACCGGCCGCGCCTTCCTGGAGGAGTTCCTGAAGGAGCTGCCCCAGGCCGTGGACTACAGCGAGCGTGCCGGCGCCGGTGGCGACGATGCCGCCGCCGACAGCTTCGAGACCCCGGAAGGCTACCAGGCCGACCCGGACAAGGTGCGCCTGCACCGCCAGGCACTGGCGTACCAGGAGCGTAACGAGTGTGACTACGTGACGGCCGTGCGCGCCGTCCAGCGAGGAGGTGCCGCATGAGCCAGAAGATCCCTGTTTTGACCCTGACCGTCTCCGCGATCGGCGCGGTCAGCGCCCACCGCTTCGTGGGCTTCGACGGCGCCCAGGTGTCCGCCTCCGGCGGCCAGACCCTGGGTGTTGCCACCTTCGACGCCACCGACGGCCAGGACCTGGGCGTGGACGTGTTGGGCACCACCGTGGTGGAGACCGCCGGCGCGATCGCCGTGGGCGACGAGGTGGTGTCCGACGCCGTCGGCCTGGCCATCACCAACCCCGGCGTGGGTGGCGAGGTGGTGGCCGCCAAGGCCCTGGATTCGGCGGGTGGCGCCGGTGAGTTCATCGAAGTGCTGCTGGTCCAGTAAGCGGCGCATAAACCCGAGTTAAGGAGACGTTAAACCATGCCTATGAATAACCAGCAGGTCCGGGTCATTGATCCGATCCTCTCCAACGTCGCCCAGGGGTATCGCCACCCCGAGCGCGTGGGCTTCGCCCTGTTCCCCCGTGTGCCGGTCAAGCAGCGCGGCGGGCAGATCATCGAGTTCGGCCGCGATAGCTTCAAGCGCTACAAGACCCGCCGTGCGCCTGGCTCCAACACCAAGCGCGTGCAGTTCGGCTACGAGGGCAAGCCCTTTGCCCTGGTGCAGGACGCCCTGGAGGGCCAGGTGCCCTGGGAGCACATGCAGGACGCCAACCAGGTGCCGGGCATCGACCTGGGCACCCAGGCGACCAACGAGACCATGAACATCATGTCGCTCTCGCTGGAGATCGAGCAGGCCGAGATCGCCACCAACCCGGCGAACTACAGCGTCAACAACAAGATCACCCTGGCCGGTACCGACCAGTGGACCGATCCCAACTCCGACCCGGCCAAGCAGATCCGCGAGTACCGCGAGGCGGTGCGCTCGATCATCGGCATCCGGCCCAACACGCTGGAGATCCCGGCGGCCGGCTTCAATGCCCTGTGCGAGCACCCGAAGATCCTGGAGCGGTTCAAGTACACCTCCAGCGATTCCATCACCGTGGAGATGCTGGCCCGGCTGTTTAACCTGCGCCGCATCGTGATCGGCGAGGCGGTGTACATGAACGAAGGCAGCGACCAGATGGTGGACGCCTGGGGCAATGCGGCCGTGCTGGCCTACGTGCCCGAGCAGGTGAGTTCCCGGGCGGAGCCGTCCTTCGGGTACACCTACACCCTGGAAGGCCACCCGATCGTCGAGGAGCCCTACAACGAGCGCAACGCCAAGAGCTGGATCTATCCGGTGACCTACGAGCGCTCCCCGGTGCTCTCCGGTATCGAGTCCGGCTTCCTGATCCAGGACGTGGCCGCGCTGTAATCCACTGACGGCCCGCTCCGGCGGGCCGCAACCATGACGAGGTGAGCATGAAATTTCCAGTGACCGAGCCGCTGCGCCGCAACGGCAAGACGCACAAGCCGCCCGCCGAGGTGGAGCTGGACGTCGAGCAGGACGCCGAGGAGATCGACCGCCTGGCCCGCAAGGGTGTGATCCGCGATGTGCGCGAGACATCCGAGGACGACGCCCAGGCAGAAGCGGAGGCGGAAGCCAAAGCGAAGGCCGAGGCGGAGGCCCAGGCCGAGAAGGAAGCCCAGGCGAAGGCTGACGAGGAAGCCAAAGCCCAGGCCGAGAAGGAGGCCCAGGAGCAGGCCGAGCGAGAAGCCCAGGAGAAGGCGGACCAGGAAGCCAAGGCGAAGGCCGAGGAAGAAGCCAAAGCGAAGGCAGACCAGGAAGCCAAGCCCAAGGCGGCCAGCAAGTCCACCACCAAGGCCAAGGGGTAAGCGATGTACGCCAGCGTAGCCGACCTGATCGAGCGATTCGGCGAGACCGAGATCGTGGAGCTGACCGACCTGGAGCACACCGGGGCGGTGGACAACGCCATGGCCGAGCAGGCCCTGACGGACGCCACGGCCGAGATCGACGGCTACCTGGCGGCCCGCTACCGCCTGCCGGTGACCGATACGCCCCGCCTGCTGTCGCTGCTGTGCACCGACATTGCCCGGTACCGGCTGCAGAAGGGCGTGAGCACCGAACAGGCGCGCCAGCGCTACGAGGACGCGGTGGCCAAGCTGAAGGCGATCGCCCGGGGCGAGATCAACCTGCCTCTGGATACGCCGCCGCCGGCCAGCGCGGAACCCAAGGTGGTGACCGGCTCCGGCCGGACCTTCGATAACGACACGCTGCGGGGGTACTGATGATTGCCGCCGCCGAGGACGCCATCGTCGCCGCCATCCAGGGCGCCCTGGGTCAGACGGTGCAGACCGTCGAGACCCTGCCCGGCCCCTGGGACCAGGACGCCCTGGCGCTGGCCTTCCGCAAGATGCCGGGCGTGTGGGTGTACTTCGACGGCGGCAACCCCGGCCGGGGCCGTGGCCGCCTGTCCGCCCGCTTCCTGGTGTACGCGGTGACCAGCCATGCCAGCGGTGGCCGGGAGCGCCAGCGCGGCAACAGCCGCCAGATCGGCGCCTACGAGATCGTGGAGCGGGTGGTGCCCACCCTGGACCAGCAGCCGGCCGCCCAGTTGGGCAGCCTGCGGTTCGACGGGCTGCGGGTGCTGACCCCGGCCAGCGCCCAGCGCAAGGGTGTTGCCGTCTACGAGATGGCGTTCGGGCTGGAGATGGCCTTCCCGGCGCCGCGCGATCTGGCCGACCTGGCCGACTTTGCCATCTACAGCGCCACCCACGAGGTGGGCGAAGGCCCGGCGACCGAGAGCTACGCCGAAATTCCCACGGGTAACGAGGAGACATGACCGTGACCAAGCGATACATCAAACCGGCCCGCGAGGGCCTGGTGGTGCGCCAGCCGCAAAACGGCCGCCCGCTGCCCGCCGAGGGAGCCTGGGTGGACTGGAGCGGCCACTGGGCGCGCCGTAAGGCGGAGGGCTCGATCGTCGAGGCCAGGCCGCCGGCGAAAACCAAGGCCAAGCCCCAGGGCGAAGCCACCAAGCAAAAGGAGGCTGACTGATGGCGATCAGTGCGACCGTATTTAACGAGATCCCGTCCGCCCTGCGGGTGCCGGGCTGGTACATCGAGTTCGACAACCGCCTGGCGGGCAACGCGGTGTTCATGGGCAAGCTGCTGGTGATCGGCCAGAAGCTGGCCACCGGCACCCAGGACCCCAACAGCCTGGTGCGCGTGACCAGCAAAGAGCAGGCCGACGAGCTGTTCGGCCGGGGCTCCATGCTGGCCGAGATGATGCGCGCCATCAAAGAGGTGGACCTGTACACCGAGACCTGGGCGATCGCCCTGGAGGATGCCGCGACGGCCGTGGCCGCCGAGGGCGCCATCGAGGTGACCGACAGCCCCACCGAGACCCGCCCCCTGGCTCTGTACATCGGCGGCCGGCGCGTGTGGGTGGAGATGACCGGCGGCGACGACCCGCAGGTGGTGGCCCAGGCCATCGTCGACGCGGTGAACGCCGACGACCGGGTGCCGGTGACGGCGGCCGTGGACGGCGTGACGCCCAGCAAGGTGCTGCTGACCTGCCGCTGGGGTGGCGAGACCGGCGACGACATCGACCTGCGCGACAGCGTGAAGGGCGAGCAGCGGCCCCAGGGCCTGCGGGTGACCTACACCCAGCCGACCGGCGGCGCGGTGAACCCGGAGATGGACCCGGTGATCGCGGCCATGGGCAGCGAGTGGTGGAACTGGATTGCGCTGCCCTACACCGACACGGTGAGCCTGGAGGCGATCGAGGGCGAGCTGGCCGACCGCTACGGCCCCATGCGCCAGATCGGCGGGCGGGCGTTCGCGGCCTTCCGGGGCAATCACAGCGAGACGGCGACCCTGGGCAACGGGCGCAACTCGCCGCACCTGACCGTCATGGGCACCAACATCACGCCCAGCCCGACCTGGCTGTGGGCGGCGACCAACGCCATCGTGGCGGCCCAGTCGCTGGCCATCGACCCGGCCCGACCGCTGCAGCGCCTGACCCTGCCGGGGCTGATTCCGCCGGTGGAGGATCTGCGCTGGAACGATGCCGAGCGCAACCTGCTGCTGTTCGACGGCATTGCCACCTACACCGTGGCCAGCGACGGCAGTGTGCAGATCGAGCGCCAGATCACCACCTACCAGGAGAACGCCAGCGGCGTGGCGGACGACAGCTATCTGGACATCAACACGCCGGAGACGCTGGAGCGCATCCGCTTCGAGCAGATCAGCCTGTTCGCGCAGAAGTACCCGCGCCACAAGCTGGCCGCCGACGAGGACCGGGAGTTCTACGACCCGAGCCAGCCGATCATGACGCCCAAGGTGGCCAAGACCGAGCTGCTGAACCTCTACCGGCTGACGCTGATGGGGGCCTATGGCTGGGTGCGCGACTACGGCGGCTACGCCGAGAGCCTGCGGGCGAACATCGACCCGAACGACCCGGGCCGGCTGAACGTGATCGATCAGCCCATGCTGATCGGCCAGTACCGCGTGCACGCCCAGCAGACCCAGTTCCGGCGCTAAGCGCCGGTTAACCACCGTGTAACAGGAGGGTAAACACCCATGAGCGGACGAATCACAGGGGTAGCGACCATCCGCGTGGATGGTCAGGAGTTCCCCACCGAGCGCGGCGCCACGCTGAACCCGGGTGGCGTCAATCGCGCCACCAAGATGGCCGGCCGGCGCGTGTACTACAACGAGGAGCCGGTGGCGCCGACGCTGCAGGCCACCGTTCTGCACACCGAGGAGCTGGACATCATCGAGATCGGCAAGATCCGCGATGCCACCGTGCTGTTCGAGTGCGACAACGGACAGGACTACATGCTGACCGGGGCGTTCGTGACCGAGACAGCGGAACTGAACAGCGGCGAGGGCCAGATCCGGCTGAACATGGCCGCCCGCACCTGCGAGAGGGTTTAACGCATGAGCATTGAAGCGATCTACGCCGCCAGCGAGGACATGGACCTGACCGACGAGGAGCTGGCGCGCATCGAGGACACCGGCGACGCCATCAAGGTGGCGCTGTCCGAGCCGCTGGTGTTCACCGCCAGCAAGCTGGACGGCGAGCGCACCCTGGAGGCGCTGACCCTGCCCAAGAAGGTCAAGGGCAAGCACCTGAAGGCGCTGGACAAGGCCGAGGGCGAGATGGGCAAGTCCATGGCCCTGGTGGCCAAGCTGGCCGGCATCCCGCCGCACGCCTGTGACGAGATGGACGGGCGCGACATCGTGCTGTGCCTGGAAGCGATGAAGCCTTTTTTGCCCAGGCCCCCGCGGACTGGGCGGCGCTAGTCCGCACCGTGGCGGTGGCCTTCACGGGATTCAACCCGCTGGAGCTGCTGGAGATGGACCTGGAGGACCTGGAGTGGTGGTACCACCAGGCGGAGCAACTGGCCGAGGAGATGAAACAGCATGGCTAACATGGTGACCAGTGTTGTCATGGAGCTGGTGGACCGGGTGACCCGCCCGGTTCGTCGTATCCAGCGCTCGCTCTCCGGCCTGTCGCAGCGCGCCGGGCTGGACCGCCTGGCCGCCTCCGGCCGCCGGGTGAGCCAGTCCCTGGGCGCGGTGGTGGAGCGCGCCCAGGGACTGGGCCAGCGCCTGCTGTGGATGGGGGGTATCACCGCCGGCGCGGTGTGGGGCACCGAACGCCTGGTGTCGGGGGTGACCGACCTGGGCAACGAGGTGAAGAACGCCGCCGAGCGCGTGGGCGTGGGTACCACCTGGCTGCAGGAGTGGCAGTACGTCGGCAAACAGTTCGGCGTGCAGAACGACGCCCTGGTGGACGGCCTGAAGGAGCTGAGCCTGCGCGCCGACGAGTTCGTGATGACCGCCGGCGGCCCGGCTGCCGAGGCATTCGGGCGCCTGGGCATCAACATCGACGACCTGCGCAAGACCGGCGGCGACACTGCCGCCATGTTCGACCTGGTGCGTTCGCGCCTGGGCAGCCTGGAGAACGACGCCGCCCGCCAGCGGGTGCTGGACGAGATCTTCGGCGGCCAGGGCGCGGAGCAGATGGTGGAGATGCTGGGCGCCACCCGCGAGGAGATCGAGCGGATGATGCAGGCCGGCCGGGACCGTGGCGCGATCCTGACCGAGGAGGAGATCGAGAACAGCCGCGAGTACACCCGCCAGATGGGCGACCTGCGCACGGTGCTGTTCGGCATCCAGGCGTCGGTGGTGGGCGAGCTGCTGCCGGCCATCAATGAGTGGATCGGCCGCATGGGCGCCCTGGGTCAGGCTAACCGCGAGGCGGTGGCCAGCGACATCGTGGACGGCATCCGCGACGTGTGGCGTGGCATGCAGATGGTGGGCGCGGCGGTGAGCTGGGCCGCTGGTGAAGTGGGCGGCTTTGGTAATCTGATTGCCCTGGTTGCGGCGCTTATCGCCGGCCGCTTCCTGGTCTCCCTCGCTGTAGCTGGCGCATCAATCGTGCGGCTGTCGGTTCAAGCTGGGCTGTTCGTCGCCAGGAATGGCCCGGCCTTTATCAGGTGGGTGGTCGCCGCTTCCGGCAGCTTGGTTTCATTCGCGGTGCGCGGCGTCGCTCTAGCTGTTACGTCCCTGGTTTCTCTTTCGCGTGGCCTGATGGGGCTGGTGGCCCGAGCGGTGCCGGCTGCTATTGCCGGCATCCGCGCCCTGTCGCTCGCCCTGCTGACCACCCCGATCGGCTGGATCATTACCGGCGTGGCGGCCGTGGCCGGTGCCGTGTACCTGATCTACCGCAACTGGGACGGCATTGCCGAGTGGTTCGGCAATCTGTGGCAGGGCGTGAAGGACTTTTTCAGCCGTGGCGCCGGCGAGATCGCGGGCGACCTGCTGGCTTGGACGCCGGCGGGGCTGATCTACCGGCACTGGGACGGTATCGCCGAGTGGTTTGGCGGGCTGTGGGATGGCGTCGCCGGCTATTTCAGCCAGGGCATCGGCCAGGTGGCCAAGGGCCTGCTGTCGTTCAATCCGGCCGCGCTGCTGCTAAAGGGCATCGACGCGGTGTTCGAGCTGTTCGGCGCACGCCCGCTGACCGAGCTGGGCCAGGAGTGGATCGGTGGCCTGTGGGACGGGATCAGCGCCCAGTGGTCGCAGCTGACCGGCTGGCTATCGGAGCGCATCACCGGGCTGATCGAGTGGATGCCGGACTGGGTGAAGGATCGCCTGGGCATCGGCGGCATGGAGGCACCCATGCCCACCGGCGCGCCGGTGGCGGACAACCGCCGGGGCGCGATGCCCGGCCCGGCGCGGGCCGAGGTGGGCGGCGAACTGCGGATCGTGGTGGATTCCGAGGGGCGCCCCCGCGTGGCGGAAGCGCGCCGCAACGGGGGCATGGACTTCGATGTGGATGCTGGAGTGCTGGGGGTGGCGCCGTGAGCTTAGCGATTCTCTGCTGTGTCGCCCTGGTTTGCCTGTTTCTCGTTGGCGGCGTGCTTCACCCATTCGCTGTATCCCAGGGCGGAAAAGACGAACCAGGCGCCGAGGTAGACACCCCAGTGCATGTCCGAAATCCACCAGTACAGGCCGCCGGTAAGGATGGCGCTGATGATCAGCACCTGAATCATGATTTTGTCAGTAGCTTTCATGGTGATCCCCTTTTTTATTCATGGTCGAACAGGAGCTTAGCACATGACCTGGCGTGATCGCATCGACCCGGAACTGGCGGGCTCCTATCGCGGGGTGCGCTTCCACGTGGAGCGCTCCGACACCACCGGCGGCCGCCGCTGGCTGATCCATGAGTACCCGCGCCGCGACAGGCCCTACGCCGAGGACATGGGCCGCAAGGCTCGCGAGTGGCGTCTGTCGTTGTTCGTGGCTGGTGACGACTACGACCGGCAGCGTGATGCACTGATCGAGGCCCTGGACGCCCCCGGCTCCGCCACCCTGGTGCACCCGTACCTGGGCAGCTTCAAGGCCGTGGCCAGCGACGTGCGCTGGAGCGAGAGCACCCGGGACGGCGGCGTGTGCAGCTTCCAGGTGACGTTCGCCGAGGCCGGCGAGGAAGCCTACCCGGCCACCACGGTGGACACCCAGCGCGAGGTACGCCAGGCGGCGGACCTGTTCGAGGAGGAGCTGGGCCAGGACTTCGCCGAGAAGTGGAGCGTCGACGGCCTGCTGGGCTGGTCGCTGGTGGCGGTGGAGCGCGACCTGGCGGCGGTGGTGCGCGGCATCGAGGACGTGGTGGGCGGCATTGCCGACGAGGTGGCGGCGCAGATCCGCGCACCGATGAACATGGTGGGCATCGTGCTGGGTGGCTACAACCGCCTGCGCAACGCGGTGCTGCGCCCGGTGAAGGCGCTGGACCTGTACAGCGGCAACACCATCCTGGGCAACAAGGACAGCGGCGGCGGTGGCCGTGTGCTGCTGACGCCTGGCACGCCGACCCGCGCGGCCCGGCTGATGCTGGACACCGGCACCAGCAGCGACAGCGTGACACCGCCAACAGCGGACACCCCGGAGCGCATCCAGCGCGCCCAGAACACTGTGGCGGCCCGGCAACTGAACGGCCGAGCGGCCACCGTGGCGGCGGCCCGCCTGGTGGCGGACACCGACTGGATGAGCCGCCAGGATGCGATCGCGGCCGGCAATGACACCCTGGCGCTGATCGACGCCCAGATGACCACCGACGAGGCGATCACCGACAGCGTGTACGGCGCCCTGGTGGCGCTGCGCGCGGCGGTCTCTGAGGACCTGCGCACCCGGGCGGTGGCCCTGCCGGGGCTGATCACCTACACGCCGCAGACGACCCTGCCGGCGCTGGTGGTGGCCCACCGGCTGTATGGCGACGCCACCCGGGCGGACGAGATCGCGGTGCGCAACAACGCCCGCCACCCCGGCGCCCTGCGCGGCGGTATCGAGCTGGAGGTGCTGAGTGAGTAACCGCGAGCCGGTCGTGCTGCAGATTGGCAGCCAGCGCCACCAGGGCTGGCAGGAAGTGCGCATTCGCCTATCCCTGGAGCAGATCGCCGACAGCTTCGAGCTGACCTTGACCGAACGCTGGGCCGAGTCCGGCCTGGTGCGGCCGGTGACGCCGGGCGAAGCCTGCACGGTGCACGTGGGCGACGAGCTGGTGGTGACCGGCTACCTGGACGAGGTGCTGCCGGACTACGACGCGACCAGCCACACCATCGCGGCCAGCGGCCGCAGCAAGGCGGCGGACCTGATCGACTGCAGCGGCAAGGACCAGCGCTTCGACGGACAGACTCTGCTGCAGATCGCCACCGCCCTGGCCAAGCCCTACGGCATCGAGGTGATCGACACCGTGGGCGCGGACAAGCCCTTCCGGGAGTTCGCCCTGGAGGATGGCCAGCCGATCGCCGAGGCCATCGAGCGGGCGGCGCAGATCCGGGGCGCGCGGATCGTGAGCGATGCCCAGGGCCGCCTGGTGATCGTGCACGCGGTGCAGCGGGAGATCCGCACGCCGCTGGAGCTGGGCGGGAACATCCGCAAGGGCTCCGGGGCATTCAGTGACCGGGACCGCTTCAACACCTACATCGTGGAAGGCCAGACGCCGGGTACCGACAGCTGGAACGGCGAGGACGCGGCCGGCCCCCGGGCCGAGGCAACCGACCCCCGCGTGCGCAAGCCCCGCACCACCCTGATCGTGTGCGACACCCCGGCCGACCCGGCCGACTGCAAGGCCCGGGCGGAGCTGGAGGCGCGCATGCGCTGGGCCAAGGGCCGGGGCGTGACCTACACCGTGGGCACTTGGCGGCATGAGCAGGGCGTGTGGCGCCCGGGCGACCTGGTGTTGGTGCGCGATGCCTACCTGGGGCTGGATGAACAGATGCTGATCAGCGATGTGCAGCTGATCGAGAACGAACAGGGCCGCACCGCCGAGCTGCGCGTGGCTCCGCCGGCGGCTTTCGAGCCAGTGCCGGTACCGGAGCTGGAGGCCGAGGGCGGCAGCGGCAATCAGACAACCGGCTGGGTGGTGATGTGATGGCGGACCAGAGACGCACCTGGGCGCGGCTGATGGGACCGGTATGGCGGCGCATCCGCCTGCTGGTTTCGCGTGGCGTGCTGAAGCTGGTGGACGACAGCCTGAAGCTGCAGGGCGTGCAGGTGTCGCTGCTGGGTGGCGAGCCCGCGTGGGCCGAGCGCTTCCAGGAGTACGGATACACCAGCCACCCGCACCCAGGGGCTGAGGCGGTGGTGGCGGCCGTGGGTGGCGCCCGGGCGCACCTGGTGGCGCTGGCCGTGGATGACCGGCGCTACCGCATGAAGGCGCTGGCACCGGGCGAGGTGGCCATGTACGACGACCTGGGCAACGTGATCGTGTTCAAGCGCGACAAGATCCAGGTGGAGGCGGTGCAGCACCTGGAGGTGACCGCACCGACCTGCCACATCACGGCGACCACGACCCACGACGGCAACGTGACCATCAACGGCAACGTAGTGGTGGACGGCAACATCAACGCCACCGGCGACATTACCGACGGCGTGGGTTCCATGCAGGGCATCCGCGACATCTACAACGGGCACAACCACCCGGGCGACAGCGGCGGCACGACCGGCACGCCTAACCAGGGGATGAACTGATGGACATTGCATTGCGATTCGACCCGGGCGCCAAGCGCTTCGACCTGGACATCGAGGGCGGCGACCTGGCGACCGACGAGGGCCTGGAGACGGCGGTGATCCTGTCGCTGTTCACCGACCGCCGCGCCCTGGAGGAGGACCGGCTGCCGGACGGCACCAGCGACCGTCGGGGCTACTGGGCAGACGCCTATAACGACCGCCCGCACGGCTCCCGGCTGTGGCTGCTGCATCGTGAGAAGGAACAGGACGAGGTGCTGCGCCGCGCCCAGGTGTACGCCGAGGAGGCGCTGGCCTGGCTGGTGGAGGACGAAGTGGCCGAGGCGGTGGAGGTTGAGGCGTATCACATGCGCCGCGACACGCTGGGCCTGCGGGTGGTGATCCGGCGCGGCGATCGCGCGGTGCTGGAACGGCAATACGACTATGTGTGGCGAAACGCTGCATAACGGAGGGGTAAATGGCGTTTAAACGGCCTTCATTACCGGAGCTGATGACGCGGGTCGACCAGGACCTGCTGTCGCGGCTGCCGGGTGCGCAGGCGGCGCTGGCCACGCGCCTGACCAAGGCCCTGGCCACGAGCCAGGCCGGGGTAACGCACGGCCTGTATGGGTATCTGCAGTGGCTGGAGCGCCAGCTGTTCCCGGAGACCTGCGACGACGAGCTGCTGCATTTGCACAGCGCCGGCGTGCCACGCCGCCAGGCGGCCAAGGCCACCGGCGAGGTGACCTTCGAGGGCAGCGACGACGCGGTGATTGTCACCGGCACGCGGCTGCAGTTGGATGGCCAGGAGTACGAGACCACCGAGGAGGCGGTGATCGCCGCCGGCACGGCCACGGCCGCCGTGGAGGCGCTGGAGGCCGGCCTGGCCGGTGACCAGGACGCCGGCGCGGAGCTGCGCCTGGTGTCGCCGCTGCCGGGCGTTTCGGCGGCGGCCGTGGTGGGTGCCGAGGGGCTGCGCGGCGGTGCCGATCTGGAGACGCACAGCAGCTGGCGCGATCGCATCCTGCTGCGCCGGGCGCGGGTGCCGCGTGGCGGCGCCCAGGGCGACTGGGAAGGCTGGGCGCTGGAGGTGCCGGGCGTGACCCGGGCCTGGGAGGACCCGCTGGGCATGGGGCCGGGCTCCGTGGTGCTGCGGATCATGGCGGACGATGCCAGCGACGGCCCGCTGCCCTCGCAGCAGCTGCTGGACGCGGTGCTGGCCTACATCGAGGAGCGCAAGAACGTGCAGGCCCAGGTGTACGTGGTGGCGCCGGATACCCAGGCGTTCGCGCCGGAGCTGATCGTCACGCCGGACACCGAGGAGGTGCGCAGCGCCGCCGCCCAGGCCCTGGCGGGCCTGGTGGAGCGTGAGGGTGAGCCGGGCGGCACCCTGCTGATTTCCCGCATCCGCGCGGCGATCAGTCTGGCGCCCGGTGTGGAGGACTACGACCTGCAGTCGCCCGTTGCTGACGTGACCCACGCCACGGGCGTGCTGCCGATCTGGGGAGGCGTGACATGGGTGCAGGGCTGACGGGTGCTGACTATCGCGGGCTGCTTTTCAGCCTGCTGCCGCCGGGGATGGTCTGGCCGACCGAGCCGGAGAGCAACCTGCAGCGGCTGCTGGATGGCAGCGCCCAGGAGTTCGCCCGGGTGGATGCCCGCGCCCTGGAGCTGCTGGCCGAGGCGGACCCGCGCCAGGCGGATGCGCTGTTCCCTGAGTGGGAGAGCAGTTACAGCCTGCCCAGCGAGTGCGCGCCGACCGAGCAGAGCCTGGCCGATCGCCGCGTGGCGCTGATCGGCCGGATCGTCGGCCGGGGCGGCATGCGCAAGCAGGACTATATCGACCTGGCCGAGGGGCTGGGCTACGAGGGTGCGCAGATCATCGAGCACCAGGAGGCGACCATGGAGCTGGCCGCCGGGGCCGGGCCGAGGGGTGCCGAGATCGGCGACCCGATGAACGGCGAGGACTGGCTGTGGGCCTGGGACGTGCTGGTGCCGGATGGCGTGGTGCGCGTGGCTGAGATCGGCGCGTCGGAGATTGGCGACCCGCTGCGGAGCTGGGGCGATCAGCTGGTGGAGTGCGCACTGCACGAAGCCGCGCCGTCCTGGCTGATTTTGAATGTGGGCTATCAGGAGGCTTAACGATGGAGAAGGTAGGCGCCTTCACCGAGCGGACCACGTCCGAGGGTGAGTGGAGAAACGGGGACCCGGCCAGCAACGTCCGAGCGACGCCCATGCTGGCCGCGTATTTCAACATGCTGCAGCGCGAGCTGCTGAACGTTCTGGCGGATGCCGGCATTAACGCCGACCTGCAGGACGAGACGCAGCTGGCAGCGGCTATCAACGCGATCGCCGATCGCCGCGCGGTCAGCCGCGTGGACGGTGTGGCGGTCATTACTGTGGAGGAAGTCTAAATGCAGGGAGTACCCCGCTATGGCCTGCGCACGCGGGCCGATTATGACCTGCTGCAGGGCCTGGCCACCCAGGGCGAGATCCGCCCGCAGGGCGTGGCCACGCTCAAGCGGCACTTTGAGGGCCTGCTGTCCGGGCGCTTCACCTACGTGCACGACCGGGAGCTGGCCGAGGCCGAGAGCCCGGACGGCGATATGCCGGACTACCGCGTGCTGAACGTGGAGGACGAGGAAACCGGCGAGACCCGGCGCGTGCAGATGAAGCGCATCGAGAGCCCGCAGGCGGAGATCTTCCGGCTGGGCTTCACGGTGCAGGAAGTCGAACAAGCAATCACTGATCTGGAGGCTGTCTGATGGTCCAGCGGACGTATGCAATCCCCGCCCAGGGGGCGGGACACTTCGAGCTGATGGGGTCGATCGAGGCGTCCGGCGCCATGCGCCTGGACTTCCCCGAGGGCATCCTGAACATCGGCGGCAACGGCAAGGGCTACGTGCTGGAGGCGGTGACCGACTGGGACCCGACCGCCGTGGCCAATCAGGACGGCTCGCTGGACGCGCTGGCTCTGGGTGACGACGTGTACCTGTACGCGGTGCAGAGCGACGACGGCCGCGCCGGCCTGATCGCCAGCACCAACATCACCGTGCCGGGCGGCTACACCAGCGCCAACAGCCGCAAGATCGGCGGTTTCCACTACGGCCGCGTGCGCCCGGTGGCCAACCGCTACGACACGGCCTACGCGCCGGCGGTGCAGATCGTGCCCAACAGCGTGTGGGACCTGCAGCACCGCCCCACCTGCGACCCCACCGGCATGGTGGAGGTGATCCCGGGCAAGCTGTGGGTGGACATCTACCTGGCGAGCGAAGGCATCGGCACCTGGCCGGAGAACATCCCGGTGAGCCGCTACGGCGTGCCGCCGATCAAGGACGACATCTACGCGCGTGTGGACTTCCACCTGCTGGCCCGCAATGCCGGCAAGCGGCTGCCGTCCGCCGAGGAGTTCCTGACCTACGCCGAGGGCGCCCCCCAGGGCAACGACGGCAACAACGACACCGCCTGGAGCGCGACCACCAACACCGGGCCGACCAACACCGGCGCGGTGGCCAAGGCGGTCTCCATGTTCAACGTGGTGGACGCAGCCGGGAACCTGTGGGAGTGGCTGGACGACCACCACGACCTGGGCCTGGAAAACCGCGCTGCCTGGTCCGCGGGCATTGTGGACGTGGGCAAGGATGCCGCCTTTGCGCGCGGGCAGGCTTACACCTACGTCTACGGGGCGGGCGATGCGTCCTCTTGGCGCAGCTTCGTCGGCGGCGGCCCATTCGCCTACGGTGTCCGCTGCGGCTCTCGCTGTCTGATCTCCATTGCGGGTCCGTGGGGCGCGCTTGGCGATGTGGGGCTGCGCTGCGTCTGTGACGCCCTGTGACCATGACCCCTGAAAAGGCCCCGCGACAGCGGGGTCTGGTTATCGTCAACAAGGCCGAGCGGCTGATCATCGACCTGGCGCCGCACATCGACAAGATCCCGAAACACCAGCGCTACCGCTACGCCATCCGGCTAGAGGACGAGCTGTGGGAGCTGGTGCGGCGCCTGATCGAGGCGGCCATGAGCAACCAGAAAAGCAAGGTTTACCGCGCAGATGAACAGGTCCGATACCTTCACGCCCTGCTGCGCCATGCAGCAGAACGCAAGCTGCTGGGCATCAAGCGCGTGGGAGATGCCAGCAAGCAGCTATCCGAGATCGGCGCCATGATCGGCGCCTGGCGCCAGCGACTGGGCGCCTGACCGTTAAGGGGTAGGTCGGGTTTCGACGCCTCTTGGCGCAGCTTCATCGGCGGCGGCCAATTCGACAACGGTGTCCGCTGCGGCTCTCGCTGTCTGAACTCCAATGCGAATCCGTGGAACGCGAATGGCAATGTGGGGCTGCGCTGCGTCTGTGACCACCAATACCAGAGAGGGCAGCGACGGCGTCGCTGTCACCTGAGATCCCTAACAGGGGGTCAGCCGATCTATCCTGGTCCCGCTCCGGCGGGCCGAACACGATAGCCCGGGCGGCGCGAATAGCGCCAAGCGAAAGCCCCGCCCGGGCGCCCTGAATTGAATGGATACCCAATGGCACGCAAGCAAAACAACCTGATCGAGCAGATCATCGACTGGGACAATCTGATGGAGGCGCACCGCCTGGCGAGGCGCGGAAAGCGCGACCGCCGAGAGGTGGCGGCCTTCGAGACGAATCTATGGGAGGAGCTAGGCGCGCTCCAGATGGAGCTGCTGTGGGGCACCTACGCCCCCGGCCGCTACCGCTCCTTTGTGGTCTACGAGCCGAAGCGCCGCGAGATCCTGGCGGCGCCCTACCGTGACCGGGTGGCGCAGCACGCCATCTGCAATATCTGCGGCCCCATCTGGGACCGCTCCATGATCTTCGACAACTACGCCTGCCGCGTCGGCAAGGGCACCCACGTGGGCGCGGATCGCGTCGAGAAGTGGCTGCGCGGCATGGTCGCCAGCGGCGACACCTGGGTGCTGAAAATGGACGTCAGCAAGTATTTCTTCTCCATTAGCCACGACCTGGCCAAGGCGGTGATCCGCGATCGCATCCGCTGCACGGCCACCCTGCGGGTGCTGGACGCCGTCATCGACAGCACCGCCGACCCGGCGGACCCGGACCCCGTAGGCATTCCCGTGGGCAACCTGACCAGCCAGTGGATCGCCAACCTGGTGGGCAATCGCATCGACCAGTGGGCCAAGCGTGACCTGCGGCTGCGCCGCTATGCCCGCTATATGGACGACATGGTGGTGCTGGTGCGGACCAAAGAGGAAGCCCTGGAGCTGCGCCAGGCGTTCGACGACAAGCTGGCCACCATGGGCATGCGCTTCAGCAAGGCCAGCGTGCTGCCGGCCAGTCGGGGCGTGAACTTCCTGGGCTACCGGATATGGCCCCACAAGCGCCTACTGCGCAAGGACTCGGTGCGGCGGATGAAGCGCCGTATGCGGGAGATGGAGTGGCAGTATGCCAGGGGTCTGATCGCCCCGGCGGAGATCCGCCAGCGCATCGCCTCGTGGGTGGCTCATGCGAACCACGCGGACAGCGAAACCATCCGCCGGCGGGTGCTGGGTAGTGTGGTGTTTAAGCGGCTGGTAAAGGACGATTAAAGGCGGGAGAATCGAAGTTTCAAACCTAGTGGCGCGGTGTCTCAATC